ATCATGAACCGTTTGATTAATGCAAATATGCGAATAGGTACTACTGGTACGATCGATGATGCGGTATCAAACCAAATGACACTTGAAGGAAACTTTGGGCCTATCTATAAGGTAACTACTACAAAGGAGTTAATCGATTCAGATACTTTAGCACAACTTCAAGTTCAATGTCTAGTATTAAAATATCCTGATGAAATTAAAAAACAATGCCGAGGTCTTAAGTATCAGGACGAAATCGATGTTATCGTAAGTCATGAAAAAAGAAATCGTTTTATTGTAAATCTCACGTGTGATCAAAAGGGTAACTCCTTAGTACTTTATAATCTTGTACAAAAACATGGTAAACCTCTCTATGATATGTTTATTGAAAGATTGAAGAATAGTGGTCGAAAAGTCTTTTTCGTTTCAGGTGCGGTAAACGCTGAAGAGCGGGAAAGAATACGAGCTATCACAGAAAAGGAAAAGAACGCTATCATTGTAGCGTCGAGCGGAACGTTCTCCACAGGTATAAATATTGTTAACTTGAATAACATTATTTTTGCTTCACCTACAAAATCACAAATTAGAGTACTCCAATCGATTGGTCGCGGACTTCGTAAAACAAAAGATGGTAAAGGTACTACTATTTTCGATTTAGCCGATGATTTGTCGTGGAAAAAGAAAAAGAACTACACCTTAAACCACGCCATTGAGCGTGTAAAAATTTACGCAAAAGAAAAGTTTATATATAAAATATACGAAGTTCCATTATGACATACACACCATCAGAAAATTTAATTGAATACGCAAATAGTTTTAATATAGCGAGTTATCGTTTAGTCGATGGTTCCTATATTATCGCTGAAGAAATGGATTGCGACGAGGAAAATAATGTTTTATATCTAGATAATGTAGTCGAATTAATTACTAATATGAAAAGTGGTATTATTATGGTGAAACCTTGGTTAGACTCTGAAGAAGATGATTTTGTTCGTCTAGCTGGAGATAAGATCATTGGAGCTACAGAAACACCAATCAAATATAAATTACTGTACTTAAAGTATTTGATGGCTCAAAGACTACAACATATCATGGATAATGCTGAATTGGAATCTTTAGGAAAAGAGTTAACTTATCCTCCAGTTGATAATCCAGATTTAAATGATAACTACAACTTTGATCAACCTCTATCTGATATCCATTCTCAATGGAGAAAGAAGTTTAAAGATAACTAAAGAGAGAAGCCTATCTATTGTTGGTGGGTTTTAATTATTATACCACAAGAATCAATAGTTGTACACCATAAAATGCATATAAATTATTGGTTTACAAATACATAAACATAGTGTATAATATAAGTTAATTATGAAAAAAGATGTGATGAAGAAAAAACCTAGAGAAAGACCACACTATGTAAATAATAAAGAGTTTTCGCAATCTGTTGTTGACTATGTAACTTCGGTAAATGAAGCTCGTAAAAATTTATGTGATGAACCGGTGATTCCTGAATATATTGGAAGTTGCTTCTTAAAGATTGCTGAGGGTCTTTCTCATAAACCTAACTTTAGCGGATATACTTATCGAGAAGAGATGGTTATGGACGCGGTTGAAAATTGCATCAAAGCAATTATGAACTATGATGCAGAAAAGGCAACTCGTACTGGATTGCCCAATGCCTTCGCTTATTTTACGCAAATTACGTATTACGCTTTTTTACGACGTATAGCAAAAGAAAAGAAACAGCAGGATATAAAAGAACGTTTTATTGAATATTCTGGTGCATCAGCATTTATGGACATTGACGATCACATGGGTTCAAATAGTATTATTGAAAGAGTTAAGTATAAAACTCAAATGTACCGTGAAAGAGATAGAGTACTTAAAGAATTTGCTAAAAGTGAAAAGCAGAAAAGACCAAAGAAAAAGATCGTTGGTGGATTAGATAAATTTCTCTAATACAATATGAAGTTAGCCGTAATATCAGACACCCATTTAGGTGTTAAGAATGGATCCGATATCTTTTTAGACTATATGGATACATTCTATACTAAAGTGTTTTTTCCTTATTTAGTCAAGAATGATATAAAAAGAATCTTACACCTTGGTGATTATTTTGAACATCGTAAGTACGTTAATTTTAAAGTGCTTAAACGTAATTACGATATGTTCATATCAAAGCTTTATGAGTACGATATTCATATGGACATCATTCCAGGAAATCACTGTGTATATTACAAAAATACGAATAAGCTTAACTCGATTGAAACATTATTAGAACAATATTCTGATCGTATTCATATACACATGGATCCAAAGGTTATAAATTATGATGGTTTAGACGTTGCTGTGGTGCCATGGATGTGTAAAGAAAACGAAGAAAAATGTATTCAGTTTATTAATACTGCAGCAGCGCCTATTCTCATGGGTCACTTAGAGCTTGGTGGTTTTCAATATATGGCCGGCGCTAATATCAAATCGCATGGTATGGATAAGAAGCTATTTGATCGATATGAAGCAGTTTATTCAGGTCACTATCACACTAAAAGTACACAAGATAATATTACATATCTTGGTACTCAATACGAATTGACGTGGTCTGATGCTGGAGATCCTAAATACTTTCATGTTTTAGATACGAAAACACGTTTAATGGATTCCATTCTTAATCCAAATGTGCTATTTCAAAAGATTTATTATGACGGTGATAATGAGCCAAATATCACAAAGGATCAAATTGAAGATACTTTTATTAAAGTTATTGTTACGAACAAAAAAGATCTATATGCTTTTGATAAATTTATGGAAGCAATTTATGATTATAAGCCATATGAAGTACGTATCATAGAAAACTTTGACGAATATAGTGGTGAAAACGTTCAAGATGATAGTGTAAAGGTTGATGATACGCCCACTCTGCTTAATAGTTATATTGACGCTACTGAAACAAACTTAAATCCAGACATATTAAAAAAGATGATGCAAGAACTCTTGGTTGAAGCTCAAGCATTAGATACTATATAATGAAAATAATATTTAAGAAGCTCACATGGCGTAACTTTCTTTCGACTGGTGATAAAGAAACTACGATTTATTTGAATCGTGATTCGTCAACTCTTGTTGTTGGCTCAAATGGAGCAGGCAAATCTACGATGCTTGATGCTTTATCATACGCTCTATTTGGTAAACCACACAGAAGTATTAATAAACCTCAACTTATTAATTCTATCAATAACAAAAATTGTTTAGTCACAGTAGAGTTTTCGGTTGGTAGTATAGAATATAAGATCATTCGAGGCATGAAGCCAAATATATTTGAGGTTTATCGTAATGGAAAACTATTAGATCAAGAATCTCATAGTCGTGACTATCAGAAAGTTATTGAACAGAATATTCTTAAACTCAATCACAAGTCATTTCACCAAGTGGTTGTTTTAGGCTCATCTAACTTCATTCCATTTATGCAATTGCCTTCTCATCAGCGCAGAAGTGTGATTGAAGACTTACTTGACATTGGTATCTTTACGAAAATGAATGGTGTTCTTAAAGATAAGTTGAGTCTTTTAAGAAGTCAGATGAATGACACAGATCACCAGCTAGAGTTATTAAAGGAAACTGTTAAATTACAAAGCAAACATATTTCAGATTTAAAACGAATTGATAGTTCTCAAGCTTCAAAAAGAAAAAAGGAAATAGAAGATATCCAAGATGAGATCTCTTCTATAGAAGAAAGTAACGTACAACTACAAAGAGAATACGATAACTATTACTCTACATTTGTTTTAAAACATCAAAAAGCTGAACAAGAAAAACACTCCTTTACTTTTGAAAAGTCTCAGCTTAAAACAAAGATGGACGATGTTGTTAATGAGTCTTTATTCTATGAAAAAAATAATACATGTCCTACATGCGCTCAAGAAATTTCAATTGATTTAAAAGATAAAAAACACCAAGAGTGTAAGCATAAGGCAAAATCTTTAAATGATGAATATTACGAAGTTAAAGATAAGATCAAAGAAAAAACAGATGAAGTAAATGATCTTTATAAAAAGGTAGTTCATCTTAATGAAGTTAATTCAAGTATCCGCCAAAATGAAGTAAAGATAAAGGGTTTACAAGAAAGAGTAAAGTCTTTAGAAGAAGTTGTCGAAGTTCAGGATACGAAAGAAGCAGAAAATAAATTATCTAAGGACAAAGAAAAAATTAATGAACTCTTATCTAAGCGTACAGAACAATCTAAATTAAGTTCTTATTTTGACGCTATTGGTGAATTACTACGGGATACTGGAATTAAGACAAAAGTTATTCGTCAATATTTGCCAGTCATGAATAAACTTATTAATCAATATCTACAAATTCTTGATTTCTTTGTGCTATTCCATCTTGACGATTCATTTAATGAAACAATCAAATCACGTCATCGTGATGAATTTACTTATTCCTCATTTTCTGAAGGTGAAAAACAACGTATTGATTTGAGTCTTCTTTTTGCTTGGCGACAAATCGCTAAGATGAAAAATTCGGCTAATACAAATCTTCTTATTCTCGATGAAACTTTTGATTCAAGTATGGACGCGGATGGTGTTGACAACTTACTCAAGATTCTATATACTCTTGGCAAAGAAACGAATGTGTTTGTTATTTCACATAAGCAAGATCTATTAGAAGGAAAATTCCCTCGTAAGCTTGAATTTGAAAAGGTTAACAATTTTAGTCAGATAAAAAAAGATTAGTTAGCGGTGTACAAAATCTAGTTTCTTAGAGTATAGTTATACCCATACAACATGGAACACCACAAAAACGATCTCGCTAATAATATTATCTCGCTAGCCAGCGCTAAAGCCAAAGGAGATCCTAAACAGGTTGATGACGAACTGTTTAAGGCATATTTTAAAAATGTTCTCGCTCCAGGCTTTGAAAAGCAGTACGGAAAAAAGATTGCCTATGGAAAATACCACAAAATTGTGGAACAGGCAAAGCAGGCTATTGTCTAAGTTATTGATAATCAACAACTTGTAAAATATTTAATTTTTATTGTACAAATGACACTTTCTTAGTGTATAATATAGTCATAACAAAAGGTTAAGGTTATGGAAAAAATACTCGATTTACAAAATCAATCATCTCTGGCAAAACTTCTTGCTACAGAGAATATTACTGTCACCCACAGAAACGACATTAGCACCGCTTATTTTGATATTAAGCATCGTGTTCTTGGTCTTCCAATGTGGAAAGATCAGGGAAAGGTTGTTTATGATATGCTTGTAGGTCACGAAGTATCTCATGCTCTTTATACTCCAGCTAAGCAATTCGAAGATTTTATCGAAATTGAAGGTCGTAAGTATTTTGACATTTTGAATATCATTGAAGACATCCGTATTGAGCGTCTTATTAAGAAAAAGTACGCTAGTATGCCAAGAATCTTCAATGGTGCTTATAATACACTTGTAGAAAAAGACTTTTTCAATATTGCCGACAAGGACATTTCAAAGATGTGTTTTCTTGATCGCTTGAACTTAAAGGCAAAGATTGGCACTATTGTTGATATTCCTCTTAACGCAGAAGAGGAAGCTCTTTATAACGAATGCTATGCCGCTGAAACGTTTGAAGAAGTTATTGAACTTTATCACAAGATAAAAGAATTTGCTAAGAAAGAAGCTGAGGAAAAACAGAACAAGCCTCAGCCTCAGCCCAATGCCGAGGAGTCAAGTGAAGAAAGTGAATCAAATGATCTTGAAGACGAGAATGATTTTTTCTCAGAATCTGATAACTTTGAAGATTCTTCCGATGAAGAAGATGATGGTACACAATCACATGCTAAATCTTCAGAAGATAAAGAAGATGAAGATGACGGCGACGAAGAATCTCAGAAAACCTCCTGGCTCGAAGATCTAATTAGTGAAGAGGAAGACACCGATAACGCATCAGCTTCACACGATGGTGCTGGCGATGCTTCTGACACAAATGGAGAAGATGTTATTCTTGAACCCACAACGACAAAGTCTCTTGAAGAAAATTTGATTGAGAAAAATGAAGATAGTAGTTTAAGCAATAAGCCGTTGATCGCACTATTTCCTACAAAAAATACTATCAAAAAGCACATTATTGACTATAAGACGGTCATGTCAAAACGCCGTTCAGTTACAGAAATGTGCCGCAAAAACTATTTTAGCGACGAAGAAACTAAAACGTATATAAACGATCTAGCGGTAAAAGTGTCTGAATTTAAGAATAAGACAAATAAGAAAGTTTCTGTTCTTACTCGTGAGTTTGAACGTAGGAAGGCTGCATACCAATACTCTCGAGCTCAAGAATCTCGTCGAGGAACTTTGGATGTAAATAACCTTCATAAGTACAAGTATGACGACCAAATTTTTCAATCAGTATTAAAGCTTGCTGATGCTAAAAGTCATGGCATGATTTTCTTTATCGACTATTCAGGCTCAATGGGTAATGTTCTAAAAGATGTATTAGAGCACACGTTAAATCTAGTTCACTTCTGTAAGAAGGTTGGTGTTCCTTTTAAGGTTTATTCCTTTACTTCAAACTATGCTTTAGACAAAATGGATAAGACACAGTCTGAAATGGAAATTGACATGCAAAACACAGTGATTGCTGAATTGTTTTCGAGCGAAATGTCTAAAAGCGAATATAACAAAGCCTTTGAGGAAGTTTCACAACAGATTTTTATGTCAAATCAAGATTCGTTTTCTCAGGGCACCACATCGCCCTTTGAGCACCTAGGAGGTACACCGCTTGATCACACAATCATGGCAGCTCACTATATTGTCGACGAATTTAGAAAAAAACATCAAGTACAAAAACTCAATGTTATTTTTCTTACAGATGGAGAATCTCAACGCGCTAATCCAATCTATGACAGATATACATATGGTCGTAAGATGCTTATGAACGTTGGAGGAAAGCAGTGTGAAATATTGCCTAATAGCTCAACTAAAAAACACCTTGAAATCTTTAAAAAGATAAAGGGTGTGAATACGATTGGCTTTTATCTTCCAGCAGATAAGCATTGGGGTAATAATCACTTAAAGAAAATGAACAACTATTCAAATGTTCAATCAGCTTTAAAGCTCTATAAGAAAGAAAAATACTATCACAAGAATAATTGTTTTGGCTATGATTCTTACTTTTTGCTTTCAAGTGACATCGAAATTGAAGATACTGAGTTCACCTATGAAAAATCTGAAGGAAAAAGCATTTCGGATAACCGTGGAGAGCAATCAAAACTAGCCCGAGAATTTGCTAAGCACAATATTGCCAATAAGACTAACCGCATTATCATGGCAAAATTTGCTGAAGCCATCGCATAAAGGTTAAAAAAACGGTGTACAAACTAGGAAACTAACGGTATAATAGATCTATAATAATTAATAAAGGTTAAACATTATGACAAAATCACTCAAAACACTGCTCGCCGAGTCCAATCAGGACACGTTTTCTCGCCAGGAGATTCTAAACATTGCCAATGAAAATGGCATCGACTTGAAGCTCGCTTATAAGGAAATTAATAAATTGCATCGTGTCAAGCGTGGCGTATATTCGCTTTCTGCACCGGCGACGAATGCTTCGAAACCTTCAGAAATGCCTCAGACCGCAATGGCTAATATCGCATTTAGAGGAGTAGCTTCAGTTAGCAGTGATGAAGTTTATGTTCCACCCGTAGATCCTACATACATCAAATGGGGTGAGTACACCACTATCATGCAAATCATTAAATCAGAAATGTTTTTCCCTACGTATATTGCAGGACTTTCTGGTAACGGTAAGACGATGATGGTTGAACAAGCTTGTGCTAAAGCAAAGCGTGAATACGTACGAGTTCAAATCTCTCCAGAAACTGATGAGGATGATTTGATTGGTGGCTTTCGTCTTATCGACGGTGAAACCGTTTTTCAAAAAGGACCAGTGATTAAAGCTATGGAACGTGGTTGTATCCTTCTCATCGACGAAATCGATCGTGCTACTAATAAGATTATGTGTCTTCAAGGTGTACTCGAAGGAAACCCAATTCTCTTGAAAAAGACTGGAGAAGTTGTAACACCCGCACATGGCTTCAACGTAATTGCTACAGCAAATACAAAAGGCCGCGGCTCAGACGATGGACGATTTAGTGCAGCATCCATCATTGATGACGCCTTCCTTGAACGGTTTGTTTGCTTGATTGATCAACCATTCCCTCAGCCAACGATTGAAAAGAAAATCGTTTCAGCACATATGGCTAAGTTTGGAGTTGAAGATGATAGTTTTGTTGATAAGCTTATTGCTTGGTCTAACGTAATCCGTAAAACGTTTGAAGCAGAAGGTGTTGATGAGGTAGTCTCAACCCGCCGCCTTTGCCACATCGTAAAAGCTTTCTCTATATTCCAAGATCGAATGAAGTCAATTAATATGTGCATCAGCCGATTTGATGAGGAAACACGAATTGCTTTCTTAGATCTTTACACAAAGATTGACGAAAGTCAACTCGACGAAAACGGTGAAGCCGTAAGTGTAATGGAATCACTTTTAAATGAAAATGAAAAAGCCGAGACAGTTCCTTTTTAACAATTTGCGGTGGAGATCGCAAGTCATAACCTAACCTGAAAAGTCCTACCTTTGAGAGTCATAAACTCAAAGGTAGGCAACCTCTTTTATACGATGAAATTTAAAGATTTACATGAACAACAAGAACTATGGGACAAACAGGCTGATGAAGCTTTAAAGCATTCAAAGAATGGTGGCATTAAATTTGATTCAGATAAACCTGATTATAGTCTACTTCCTCCTAACGCTTTAGAAGATGTTGTTAAGGTGTTAACTATTGGAGCTAAAAAATATGATAGACACAATTGGAAAAAACTTGACGATCTTAATGATCGTTATTTTGCTGCAGCGCAGCGTCACCTTTGGGCCCTACAAAAGGGTGAAACTTTTGACGACGAAACCGGCATACATCACGGTGCACACGCAATTTGTTGTATGATGTTTTTAGTCGAATATAATTATTTACAAAACAATAAATCTAACGTATAATATATAATATGAAAATTAGTAAAGAAACCCTCGATGTGCTGAAGAACTTTTCGGCAATCAATCCAAACCTTGTTCTTAAAGAAGGCAATGTTATATCAACAATTGCTGAAGCTAAGAATATCATGGCAAAAACGACAGTCGCTGAAACCTTTCCAAAGGAAGTTGGCATTTATGATTTGAATGAATTTCTATCAGCGCTTTCTTTGATTGAGGATGCAGACTTAGAATTTGGCGAAAGTGCTGTTCTTATAAGTTCTCCTATGTCTTCGATCACATATCGATATGCAGATAAGAGCATTTTAACTTCTCCAGAAAAGGAAGTCAATATGCCACCATCAGAAGTTCAAGTATCTCTTTCTGCCGAAATCATTAATCAAGTCCGTAAAGCGGGATCAGCTTTGGGTCACCCTGTTGTTTCACTTATGTCTGAAGCGAACGATGATAAAGTATTTTTGCAAGTAAAAGATCCTAATAACACATCAGCAAATACGTATCAGATTGACACTGGCGCTCGAGTTGCGGACACCTTTGATCTTCAGTTTTTGATTGCGAACCTTAAGCTTATTCCTGGCAATTATCAGGTTTCTGTAAGTTCTAAGCTTATTTCTCACTGGGCTTGTAATATAAATAATAACCCTATTGAGTATTGGATTGCTCTTGAGAAAAGCTCAACCTATACTAGTGTATAAATTATGCCAAACCGTCCTAAAAGAAAAAAAGATATGAGTGAAGAAAAGAACGCTGAACAATCAGAAGTGCAAGCTCCTGATATTAACATTGGAGACTTTAGTGCAATTCTCCAAATTATTGATGTAGCATCTACACGAGGTGCTTTTAGAGGTGAAGAACTCACTTCAGTTGGTACTGTCCGTGATCGTGTTGCAGCCTTTGTGCGCTTCTATACACCAAAGGAAGAAGCTAAAGGCGATGATGACACATCTCAAGCAACTACTGAAAGCACAGAAGCGACTGAGGAAACTTCTGAGTAGTTGAAAGCCACGACCTGAGTATGTCGGTTTGTAAAAAAACTGCTCACCTTTACTTTTTATCTAACTTGGTTATAATTACATTATGAAAAATCAGAATGAATTCTTATGGGTCGAACGATGGCGCCCTCAAACCATCGAAGACTGCATTCTTCCAACGAGTCTTAAAAAGACTTTTCAACAAATTGTTGATAGCGGTGAAATGCATAATATGCTATTAAGTGGTAGCGCAGGCTTAGGTAAAACAACAGTTGCTCGTGCTTTGTGTAACGAGCTTGATTTAGATTATTTACTTATTAACGCTTCTGAATCAGGAAACATCGACACCCTTCGTTCTACGATTAAGCAATTCGCATCTACAGTTTCTTTGAATGGTGGTAACTATAAAGTTGTTATTTTAGATGAGGCTGATTATCTTAATGCGCAATCAACACAGCCAGCTCTTCGAGGGTTTATTGAAGAATTCAGTTCTAATTGTCGATTCATTTTTACATGTAACTTTAAAAATCGTATTATTGAACCTCTTCATTCGCGATGTGCGGTGATTGAATTCAACACCACGAAAAAACAACTTGCGGAATTAGCTTCTCAATTTATGAAGCGTCTGCAAACTATTCTTCATAGCGAAAAGGTCAATTATAATAATGGCATTCTTGCCGAATTGATTATGCGGTATGCTCCTGATTGGCGCCGAGTAATTAATGAGTGTCAACGTTATTCATCATCTGGACAAATTACTTCAGACATATTGATTGGTCTATCAGATCAAAACATCGCAGCGCTTGTAGGTTATCTTAAAGGAAAAGACTTTAAAGGTATGCGATCGTGGGTAACAAATAATACTGATATTGATTCATCGGTTATCTTTCGTAGAATTTACGACACGTTGTATGACTTTGCTAAACCTACTTCTATTCCTTCAATCATTTTGATTCTTGCTGATTATCAAATGAAAGCAGCCTTTGTAGCAGACAAGGAATTGAATACAGTTGCGTGTTTAACTGAAATCATGGCGTCATCAGAATGGAAGTAAAAAAGTTATCTCCATTTGACTTTATCAATTCGATCAACAAAGGTCGTAGTGGTGAAAATCTATTGGCAGATTGCCATGCAGACGATTCACTTGAAAACGTAAATCCAGATTCGCCTGATAAAAATTATGTTCCATTCATTATTAATAGAGGGTTTTCCTATTTTAAAGATACTGTACTATTTGCAAATGAGATGAATATTAAACA